ATCCATGTGCCGCTAGTCTCGCTCGAAGATTTCGCCAGCTTCCACCCGCCGGTGACGCTCACGCCGCTTGCACCGCTTGAGCCTGCTTGCACCCATCCGCTTGGGACTGTTGCCGCTGTCGTGTTGTTTCGCCCAGCGGAAATGAAAATCAAGTCCCCGGCTTGGTGGCTAGGGATTGCAATCGTTGTTGCTTGTGCTGAGGATGATCCGATTGGACTAATTGCCATTAATCACCAAGTCCGGATCGCCGTGGTTCCAAGCATCAATAGCCGCCTGAGTCGTGTTGTATCGGTCGATGTTTTGTTGCGTCCACCCCGCCCGCTTTGCCGTCGCTCCGTTCATTACGTCGCGAATAACTCGGACCGAATGAGCCGACTGAGTACCATACCCATGATGGTCGACCCAGCGAACCGTTTTGAATCCCATCGCTCCGAGTTCCTGGGCTTGCAGAGGTGTCGCGTATTCATATTGGACCAAATCTTCGATCATGGTCAAAGCGGTTTGCGACGAAAGGTCAGCCACTTCGGAAGGATTGCTAGGGTTGTCGACCCAACCCTTGATGTTCCAAATTGCTATGCGCTGTTCTTTCGGTAAGCTTGAATCGTAAGCATCGGCATTTACTTTGCCGTAAATCCCATTGTCGACAGCATACTTAATGATCCCACCGATCGGAACGTTGACCGGAATCGTAACCATCAGCAGGTTGATCGCATCAGCCGCCGCTTGGTCGCTCAAGTTCACGTGCTGGGCTTCGTTCAGCTTTTCAATCATAAGTTCCATGATTTACCCTCGGTGGAATCCAAAAAACCGCCAGCACAAAAAACTCAAGGACTCGCCAAAAAGAAACAGCGTCAAGCACCGGATTCAGGATCGGCGTCATCACGCAATACCGAACATGAAACGGATTTCTGTGATGAACAGAATGATGCTTCGGGCTTTGGAAGATGTACAGACGCTGCATCCAAACAACCAGCCAGCCGTTCTTTCCTTTGCTGTGCGCAAGTGCGTGAATCTGATTTGCCTGACTCAAAAACAGCATCGTAAGCCACCCGTCGCGCAGTGGTTCGAAAGCCAAACAGATCAGCATTGCCGTAAGGCTCGGAACGATCGTCGTATAGTTCCGCTCCCAGTATGAGCCCTTCAAGAAAGCGTACTGGTCCGCATGGTGAAGCTGGTTCGGACCACCGATCAGACGCCCGATAAACGAGTCGCTTTGTGTGAGGTAGGTATCCTCCCACCAATGAAACAGACCTGCAATGAAGTCAGCAGCCAGCCATGAGGCAATGATGTGAATCGACACATTCACCATAGCAACACCTTCCGCTTTACGCAGCATTCTTTTTGACTTGAGCTATCGAGATCGCTAGTTCGTGAAACTTCGCGTGTAGCAACTCTCGGTCTTCATCGCATTTCTGCTTTTCAGCCCTTGTCTCAACGGCAAGTTTTTCCAAGTTTTCCTGGGTCTTAGAATTGGCTCGCATTACATAAGTAAACAAAGTCGCGCAAACGGTCCCCAGCGTCCCGACGATCGCTATGGTTGCAGTCATCTGCGCTTCTTGGGAAAGTTGAGCCAAGTAAAAAATCATCGCATTGCCTCGTCGATTCTTGAAAAAAAAAGGTAGCCTTTGTAGGAGTATTGCTTGCCGTGACGCTCGATAACAAATTGAGGCCACGGCCCCTTGCCTGGATCTTTGCTTGTCGCAACCACCCAGCCGTCAGCCTCGAATTTAGGTTGTTCGTTCTGCTTCCAGTCGTTGCACTCTCGGTTGTCGACGCCGAACAAAACAATTTCGCGGCGTAGCTTTTCGTGCGAATGATTGCTGCATGTCAACAAAACAACTGTCACTAAAATCCGCAGTAATTGTTCGGTCATCATCAAGGCTCCCTAGTTACCGTTTGCAAATCGATCCAGTCGAATCATCGGCTTAACCAGCAGACGGACCAGCTTATCCAAGAACACGCGACCAAGGACCAACGGCGATATCGCAAGCATCAAGACCAGCCACAGCACTGACGCAAGCGAACGCGCCATCTCCAACGGTTGGCTTGTGTTGCTCGGCAGCGAAGAACGAAGTGGTCGTTGCCCACCGCCAAACTCGCCGTCAATCGGTTGACCGTCACGACCGATATTCAACCAGTTCCAGAAAAATTTCTCAGACATTGATTGCGTTCCTGCGGGTTAAGGGTTTGGACATTTACCGTCGACGCACAATCCGCGAATCACGGCTTTCAAGCACTCCTTGTACTCTTCAACCGTCTGCGGGTTGGCTTTACCAATCTCCTTGTCGATCGGAATGCGCCAAACGTTCAGCCAGTCTCTCTTGCGGCTCATTGGCTCTCGCATTCCAAAACACGTTTCGATTGTGCTGGTCACTAAGCCTTTCGCATCGGGAAGATATGTCGGGAGTTTCGGGAGCAAGTTGATGAGCGAACTGGCAAGCAGCGAAGTTGTAGATGCGTCCTGCAAGGTGTCTACCGCCGCCCTGGAAGTCAGGCGAATCGATTCGTAGCTTGGCGTTGGATTTGGACTCGGGTTGATCGGTCCTGGCGTTGGCGGTGGCGTAGGTGGTGGTGTTGGTGCGATCGATCCGGTAACGTTGATTTCATGCCAACTGTAAGCGATCTCGGCTTGCTTGTTCGCAACGATCAGACCGAACTGGTATTTGCCTGGAGTCGGAATGGAAAAAAATATGTTTGAACCGCACGATGCCGAGGCAGACTTTAGCTCATCGGGGATGATCCAAACCTTGTTGTCGCCAGTGGCATCCTCGTGAGACAAAAACACAAGCGTTCCCGCCAAAGCTGTCGACGGACCCTTGATTGACGCTTTGAGGTCTTGCCCAAAAACTGGGATTGCAAGCAAAAGGAAAAGTATCAGGGGTCGCATGGTATGCCTTGTTGGTTTGGGGTGGTCTATAGAGAAGCGACGCCCGAGCGCCGCTCCATAGTTCGTTTGCGCAAATCCAGTCCGAGGATTAGGTTCCTGGTTGCGGTGCTGGCTGTTGCTTCTTTTTGCGATTCTCAATGATCATCTTGACCAACTCGAGGATCAACGGAATGAACACTTCCCAGCCTTGCGTGCCAACAGCAGGTCCAGACTGGATAGAGACTTCTCGCTCAGCGCACTTCGTTTCGATCGCTTGAAGAACGTTCTCCATGTCGCTTCCAGAATTGACAACCTCGCCTTCGACAACCAAGCCTTCGACGCAAAGGTCGTCAACCTCGCTCATCGCGGAGAAGCCGATCGTCCCGGATTGAGGCGTGGCAATCTTTGCAACGAGACACCCAAAAAGCCACATTGCTTGCATCAAAGTTTTTGCAGACGGTCCCTTGCGGACATCGGCAACCAATTCGAGCAAGCACGATACGCTTACTTCGCCATCAAACTTGCTTTCGCATTGATTCGACATAACAAAACACCTTTCAAAAATGGTACTGACTAAACAAAACTGAGTTGATCGTTGACGAGTGCGGCAACGATGTCTTGAGTCTTTGGAACACCCATACCCCAAAACGGATCGAATCCAGGATCACCCTTGTCCTGGGTGTACTTCGCCAGAAAAGCCCGAACGGCTTCCACCCCGGTAAACTCTGCTGCGCCTTCGCGTCGCATTAGCTCAACAATCAGAGCAAACAAACCCGCCGCGAATGGGGTCGCCATGCTCGTACCGGACATCCCTCGAAACCCGTTGGTTGTCGAGCACGAAACGATATCCTGTCCTGGACAGCACATATCAAGCTCTCGCCCCCCTGAAGAGAACGAAGCTCGCTGACCGTCTTTTCGGTACGCACCAATGCAAAGCGATTCAGGATACTTCGCTGGGTAGCCGATTGTGTTTTGCCTTCCATTGAAACCTGAGTTGCCAGCAGCCGAGATAGTGATCACCCCCTTGCTCCAAGCGTACTCCATGGACTTCCGAGTAGGCTCGTAAGGACTGCTCGATCCTAGTGACAGCGAAAGGATATCTGCTCCATTGTCGACCGCATCTCGCACTCCCTGAGCTATCCCATCGGAGGATCCTTGTCCGCCATTTGAAAGCACCTTGATTGCCATCAACGACGCATCGGGAGCAACCCCGACTCCATCTCTGGCGAGCACGGTCCCTGCGCAATGATTGCCGTGACCGTTGCCGTCACTTATGCTTTCGCCTCGAATAAACGACTTTGAATAAACTGGTTTCGGAAGCAAGTCATGGGGAGTGTATCCAGTGTCTAGGACCGCCACGACGATACCCTTGCCAGTAACCCGCTTCCAGATTGGCTCGAAAATCGCTTTCGGAAGATGCCACAGATCTCCCGGCGCTGCGAACGTCTCAACATCCGAAACCAAGTCTGGTGGATATGATACAGGTGGCGAATTCATCACTTGACCCCGAGCTCACTTGAAAGGAAAAACGGGGGGTAGGCAAATCGCCTGCCCCCCTTGAACGTCACAGATAACGATTACTCGTACTGTGCGCAAGCAACCCAGTCCATGTTGATGGTCAACGCAGCATTACCAGCGATGTCCTTGATGCCGATAATCGGAGCAAGAAAAGCATCATCAGGGAACGTAGCTGCATCAAGTTCCGATGCCGTCAACCTCGCAGGTGCCGAAACAGTTCCAGCAAGCCTTCCGTTGGCATAGAACTCTAGCGACTTTGGACCAGCACGATAACGCAACCCAAGCTTGACGTAGGTGCTCGCCACTGCCGTGTGCAGTGCGTTCAACTTCGTCTTAGTAGCACCGTCCTGGTAGGTCTGACCATCAGCCTTGTAAGCTGCGTCAATTGCAGCCCCCTCAGCCGACAGGTGATTAAACCCAACAAAGTTCCTGTCTGCAAGAACACCAGTCGTATCAACAAACAAACCATCAGTCACGATCATATTGGCCTCTCCAAGGCCAATACCATACGACCACTTGGCGGCTGTGATCGCAGATACGGACAACCGGCACTCAAAAGCCAAGTCGTTGTTTGCAAGGAAGAACGGCGCACTTGCCAATCCACCCCACTTGATGACAGCTTCATCGTTTGCAGTATTACCATCGACTGCTAACGCTAAAACTCCCTTTTCAGTCGCCGTGTCAGCAGCCAATGCAGCCGTACAACCAGCAGTGAGCAAGTTCATCCACGGACCAACGAGCGACGTCGCATTGAACGTCATGAAGTCGTCAAAGAAACCAAAGGCGAGATTCCCGCTTGGAGTCTGGAACGAACTTCCCGAGGGGTTCATGTTGGTTGGCGATCCGAATCCTTTCCACAAACGTGGCGAAAACAAACGGGTCGAAAGTTCTTCGTAATGCAAATCCATCTTACTGTTTTCCTTTCAAGGAAGTTTTAGGAGTGTCCCAGCCTTGGGTGGACGTTGTCCCATTAAAAAACTGGCGGCGCAATTTAACGTCTCGCCGCCACAGACGTTTGCCAACGACTGACATTATGTCAGCCAGTCGTGTTAGGCGGTTTCGGTCACAGTCTGAGTGCAATAGCCACGGAAGTTTGCGCGACGATTGAAACAGACCATTTGAAGCGAGTCATCCATGCAGCGAACGCGAACGTTGCTCATTTCTGGGTGCTGGAACGCCTTCCTCTTGCGCATCTGCCGACCTGCGGCGTAGTACGCTTTGAAAGTTGACCAGTTGACTCCGAGGACAATCCCGTCAGTTCGAGCATTGACGCTGTCGCTGCTGGTCCAAGCTGGAACCCAGTTCAACGGCACGCCACGGATGTAAACCTGACCGCTGCGAGCAGCCATGTCGTCGCCAATGTTGTCGTTTCCAAGCTGAAGCATTCGCCGACCAGCCGCCAAGACGCTGTAAGTCGTCAAAAGCTCCCAGTCGCTTCGCTTCTGATCAACGATGTCTGGTCGCTGAACAGGTGGCTCGAACGAACACTTATCCATCGAGCTGATCGTCTTTTCGACAAAATCGGCTCGAGTGATCGACGTGTAAGGGAACGTTCGGTTGCGCCATTGCGGATACTGGGTACACGAAATGCCACCAACGCCGACGCTTGACCATCCAACAGGCTCGGCTCCATTGAAGCCTTCAGTCGCGTTGTTCTCAGTCACGCTGTCGCTCGTGGAGGTGATCCACCAAAGCAACGACGAAACAATATTGGGGGTCTGAGTAGGACTCGATGGACCAGGACCGAACACCAAGTCTTCCATGCCAGTGTAGAACGACGTCATGAGGTCGCGTTCTTGATCCTCGATGTAGTCGTAAATCTGCCGACCGCCAGTGCGGAAGATCTCTTCGTCGATGTCGTAGTGGTAGTTGTTCGTGGTCAACGCCCACTTCAATTCACCTTGGTCGAGCGTGTTGACTCGAGTCGAAGAATCTCGGTGGTACAGACCAACAGACTGGAAGTTGTCTTGATATCCGACCTTTACCTTCCACCTGCACTCCGACGTGCTCATCGTGTCCTTCTTCAGATTTCCTGAAAAAAGACGCGATGCGTAATGGTACTTCTGCAACGTCAAAGACAAATCCTGCGCTGCAAGTCGGTCTTCACCCGCAAACTTCTGGTGGATGCTGTTTACAAAATCGTCAATCTGTTCAATGGACAAAGCCATGTTACGGCTCCTTTATTGTTTAAGCTCGTTCGAGTTCCCTGTAGAGGCGATCAGCCGCTTCCCGAGGGTCTTCACTCGGAGGTTGAGGCTTCGTTGGACTTCCGCCCAAACGCATACCGCTCTGCCTGGAAATCTTTTGTGTATGTTGTTTCAAACGCTTCTTCCCGATTTCGTCCGCGAAAACCATACCGGCAACGCGATCGTACAATCGTTCATTTTCTTCCACTGGATAACCAAGCTGTTCCATGCCGATCAAGTGAGCCTTGATGGCAATCCGAAGCTCTTTTCGCCGTTCAAGCTCCTTCTCGGTCTCCTTGCCCGTCTTGCCAAACAAGTCGGCGTGACCAAGCTGATCAACGATGCCGTCGAAACGAGCCTCGTCGTGAGTGATGGTTGCTTGAACGAGATTCGCTTCGAGTCTTTCGAGTCGAGTTTCGTAGTGGTCCCGCATTCGCGAAAACTCATCCACGATCTCGTCGTCGTAAAGATCCTTGCTCAGCGTAACTTCGTACTTGCCGCTATCTTTGGCGACAGGCTTTTGGTCTTCCCGTGAGGCTTCTTGCTTGCTTGGCTCGTCGTCGGAGAGTGCCTTTCGGCCAGATTCCAACGCTTTTTTGTCAAACAATCGCAAAGCCCGATCCAACTCCTCGCGGCTGGCAAAATCAGACAAGTCAGACTCGTCGATCCCATACGCGGCTACCTCGGCTTTAACGTCGTCAGTGACCCACTCTGGAGCAATTGACTCGTCGCCGGAACCACCCTCGCTTTGGACCGTGTCCTCGGCGGCTTTTCTGCTGGACTTGTTCTCAGCAGCTATTTTTTCGACTTGCGCAGTGTCAGCGATGATTTCGGCGTCCGATTTTCGCTCGGCTTGAGATTCCTCGAACACCTTTTCAGCGTATTCTTTGATTTGTTCGCTGGTCATTTCTTCATTCAGATCATCACTCATCGCCATATCCTCCATCCATATCCCTGAATCCGCGCATACGAAGGAACTCGTTACGTGCGCGACGACTTGTAAATTGAACTTGACCGCTGTCGCGAACAGCAGCTCCCTGGATGCAATGCTGCTTAATCAGTTTGCGAGTTTCGTCCACTTGGCTTTTCATTACCCCGCAACCCTCAGATACCAAGGGGTTGTGCTCGGTGTACGTGTTTGCCGCCATTGCCGGTCGCTCGAGCCAGTCGGCCTTACGAGGCACCAAGCGATCGAGCTCTGCCTCGGACACTTCCTTGCCTTTGTATTTGTGGACGATCTTGCTCATTACCCGACTCCTTGCAACATCGAGTTTCTTTGCTGTGAGTTGATCTGCGGCTGACCACCCATCAAGGTTTGGATCAGCGCATTACTTCTAGCTGCTTCGGTGCCGCCACTGCTGACGTTCTTCCTGATCGTCTCCCTACTCGTGACAGGTGACTGCCTAACCGTGTTCTCGTCTCCACCAAGCATCTCAGCCGGCGCGGCGAACGTGATGAACCGCTTAAACTCAGGTCTGTTTTTCAGTCTGGCAATTTCTTCGACAATGGCTTGCGCATCGATCGAGGCACCCGAGGCTTGGAACATCGGCCAAAGCGGTGCGATCTCGCGGATCACCTGGAACAACTCCTGAAGCTTCTGCTCCGGAGTCTTGAAGATCATTGAGTATGGTTCGATCCTGAACTCGTAGTCGTCAAACTCACCTTGGCGGTAGTCTGGAGTCCAGTCAGAATTTACGTTGATGCCTGTGTTGCCGACTTCCATAGAGGTCTTCAACTCAAGTGTCTCATCCTCCCACATCAGCCTGCCGAGGTCCAAAATGCACTTGGAAGCGAACGAAACCACCGCCATTCGCATGTCAGCTACGTTTTTTGAGACGTTGCCATGGATCAACTCTTCCTGGCCGAGCGTGCTGGCCTGCTGACCAAGACCACCCATAGCCTGAAGATTTCCAGCAAAACGGTCGTATTCCGTTTGAATGAACGTCGCTAGCGCCATGTCTCGCTGATCAACGCCGCCGCTTTGGAACTGCTTGATTGACTCTGGGCTCTTGGCTCGATACCACCCGTTCCGCTCGGCAGTCCTGAGCCTTTCGGCGTCGTCTTCCATCCCTGGTGGGTAGACATTGACCACTCGATTGGCGTCCGAGTCAGCTTCCATGCGCCTGTGCAGACGATTCTGGAGATCGTGCATTCCCTTGAGGTTCATCGCGGGAGAGGTCGGGATGATATTGTCGGGGGTTTCGCCAAGCGACAAGAACTTGTACGGACCTGCTTGGGATCCCGTCCATGGTCTTTCGATGAGCGGTTCCATGTCTTGCTGGTCGCAAGGCAAGGTGGCAATTGTGTTGTTTTCGGCGATCCAGATGTCCTGGAGCCAGATCATGTCCTTGAGATCGTCGTCCTGAGCACTTCCCCAGTCCGAAGCCATGTCCCGAGTAGCGCCTACCGAATCTTGGTGCTCCCTGTTGGTCGGTCTGAGTTTGTCCTTGACCTTTTTGTCGTACCCAGGTTCGTCCATCACCTTTTCGAAGTCGGCGCGATAGCGATGTCCGCAATATCGCATCTTGCTTAACTCTTTGGCGGTCATATCGAGAATCAAATCGTCAAGCGACACTCGATTGAACCAAGGCTCACCTGGATCAAGCCAAACATCTTCCTCTGACGCGAGAAGTCCGTGAAAGCGAGTGTCCGTGTCACGCATCATGACAACGCCACACCCGAGACAGAAGAACGCATCAAGGACAATCATCCTGAACGTCTCGTCCAGAGCCATGTCGCTAATAAGCTTGGCGAGGTTGACTTCAAAACGCCTTGCGAACGGAAGCATGTCCATTCGTGGAGTCGAAACCAAAACGCTGGGATTGTTCGCAGCCAGAGCGACCGTGTAGATACGTGCCGTCTGGTTCATCAAGTTGACGAGAGTTTTGTTCTCTGCGCCTGATTCGTTGTACCAAGAGCCAACGTAATCCTTGATCAGCCTCTGCCGAACAAGACGAAAAGGCTCCAGAGCATCCCGCGATGAGCGGATTGCCTTGTAAAGCCGATCTCGTTTTTGCTGGTCTCTTAGATCAAACATCTACAGTCGAAATGGTACGGATGATTTTCCGAACGACTCCGACTGGGTTTTATCGCCAGCCTATCGCTTAACTAAGCTTTTTCCAGCTACTTTTTCCCGCTGGATGAGGTCTTCTCGCCTGTGAGCAATGCTTTCGCTTGCGTCAAATATTGAGCCGATTGCGAATACTTTTGTGCGCAGTCCGCATCCTGATCGTCCATTGATTGCTGAGTCGCTTTCAACGCCGCCTGAGCCAACTTGTCAACCGATTCGCTTAGCAAACTTGACAGAGAGGAGCGATCCCCTCCATGCGTACTCCACGAATGAGTTGAAGTCAGAGCCGACTGCGAAAACTTTAGCGATTTGTCTGCATTCTGGCTAGCCCTTGCTTTGTCAGCAAGCTTGCCAATCGCTGTCAGTGTTTTTTCTGCGAACTCGTCAGCCATTCTTTGCTTCCTCCAGGTATTAACCTGAGATTCCTTGCTTATCGCTTCAAAACGTCGCGTATTGAGTACATCGGACTGCCGATATCGACACTACGTCGTTCCTGGCGTTCCCGCCACAAGTAACTACCATACTCTGGAGTTTGTCCCGTTTCAACATCGCTGTCAATTTTTTTTCCAGGATTATCTGTAGAAAATACCAACCAAGCACCCGCAGCGGAGATTGCTCGATCGCCGTGATTCTTCTCTGTCGCACCTTTGTTCTTGGTCGGAGCGTGGATAATCCTTCCGTTTTCCCACTCGTACTCGCCGCACTCAACGAGCATTTCCTCGGACCTTGGAGTGTACTCTCCACTCTCCATCGCCAACGCAAACTGCTCAAACATATCCGCCTTGTCAGCGTCACGGCACGGGAACCCAGCCTTGCGACTCTTCGTTTGGGATCCGAGTTGATCGACGTCCCGATAGAAAATGTTGCCGTAGTAGCAAACCTCACGCACCTCCTTGGCGAAACCTCCGGAGACACCCGAGTCTTCCCATCCGAGCAAGGCGTTTCGCATCCATAGGCACAATCCGACTACGATGCGAGCAAACGGACGCGGCTCAAGGCCTTTGACCGTGTACTCAAGCACTTGCTCGCCTGTCCGATTGTCAATTCCCGATGCCACGGAGTTCGAGGCGAAGGCACCAACGCCGCCTGACGCGATGTCGCAAGCGATCGTGAATGGACCAAGTGTTGGTCTGTTGTCGATCCCTGGCTTGAACCAAAGCGACAAGGGACCATTCTCGTCGGGGACGAGACCTTTGAGCTCGAGCGTTTCGCTGTCGAACACCGGCTTGCCTCTCCAAACTGGCTTTTTGCAGTGCTCGCGTTTCATTCGGTCCAGCAGGTCCGTGGTGAACACCTTGCCGGCTGACCCCCTGGCGTCCATGTCCAACTCTCGAGCGATGTACCGCGGAGTAGACCCTGGGACCAAGCAATGGGAGTCGTACCAGGGAGATCTCACCTTACCTTCGATCTTGTGTCCCTTCCGCTCGATCGTCCGCAGTTCTCGTTCATGCGACTTGATGTACTTTTCGACTTCCTCTTGCTCGTCAGGGTTGATCGCTTTAACCACCCCATCTTGCTTGACGTAGGCTAATCTGGCGTGCTCTGGGTTGTCCTTCCAGTCGAGGGAATAGACTTTTGGGTTGTCCGTGTCAGTTGCCGACTCGTAAAACACTCCCGTATCGGCACCGAAGGTGGAGCAAAGCACGACGCAATTAGTCACATGCGCAACGCTGGACATGATTTTGTAGTCAATGCCGTTTGCGATGAACTCTTCGGATCCAACTTCGTCGAACGCGAACATTGTGGTCCGACCACCCCGAGCAACGTCACTCGTTGCAGCAAACCCAACCCATATCGAACCCGTAGTTGGCAAAAGAATCGTGTGGTCGTCGATATTCCGCTTGTACCCGTCGAGCATCCACAACGGAAGCTTGTCAAGCATCGTGGATAACTTGTTCATTACCGCGGTTGGATCTTTTGAATCCATCATCTTTTCGTTCCGAGTCACCAAACCCGACGAAAAGCCTTTCTCGAACAAAGCTCGCCTGATCTGCGTCCCGAGGTAGACGTATGTCCCGCCTTGCGCTCGGCTTTTGGGGATCGTCACCGACACTGGATGCTCAGTGTCCATCGCCTCTGTGATCGCATCATCGATCGCCGTGATCACCTTTTCTTGGTGATTCCATGGCACAAACGGCTTCATCTTAACCTTGGCTCGCGGCTCATGCACCCACAGAGCGAACGCGAAGAAGAACAGCACGTCGGTTTCGCAAGCTTGCAGCAACGCGTCGCGAAACCGCTTGTCGGTCAAGGCGCGCTCCCTGCATCGGATTCGCCACTCCAGGTTTTCTACTGGATCTTTTGGTGCTAGGTCGTAGTAAGACATGACTTCGCGTCAGTAAATGGAAGAAGCCGCGAGACAGGAGTCCCGCAGCTTCTTTGGAGATTTGCTCCCGATGAAAGAGCATGCGTAAGTGTACCGAAAGCAAGTCGCATGTCAACTACTTTTATTTTCTTTCTAGCGCCTCTCGCATCCCCATCGTCTTGAGTCGAGCTCGCAGCGTCGATTCCTTGATCTTGTGGGACATCGCCCAGTCCTTGATCGACATCCGCATGCCGTTGTACTCTACGCCGCAGTTCCCGCAAGACGACGTGTGGCCGCTTTGCAGGTGGTCTAAACGCACCTCAACCTCGTTTCCGCACAAACACTCGCACAGGAACTTGCGCTTGCCTATAAACGCAACCTCTCTGACGACTGTCAATTCGCCGTATTTTTTTCCGCTTGCAATGACGATCGGTCGCAACTTACTTTCCCTTCGCCTTGGGTTTTGGGGGACTTTTTTTCGTCGAGGAGGTTGCTTTCTTGCAACTCCCACTGCTGTACGCTTTCTTGCCTTTCACTGGCTCGTATCCTTTCCAACATCGATTCTTGTCCATCAGCATCCCTTTCTGCGCAAAATCACCTTGCAATAACTTAGCAACATCCACCCCACTTAGCAATACGTCACCAATTAGGCTACCACCCTACTTGACTATTTTGGCATTGCGCACTATCATGCCGATGGTGTTTTAACGATGGTTTTCTTCGAAGGAGATATTTCGATGACAGTAGCAGCGTATGTTCGAGTAAGCACAGCTTCGCAGAATGAGGCTGGACAAAAGCAGGAGATCTTGAGGTGGCTTGTTGGCAACGGCATCAACCCCAACATCGTTATTTGGTACATCGACAAGGAGAGTGGCGAAACACTTAAGCGTCCTGAGTTCGAAAGCATGCAGCGGGACATCTTCAACGGCGCAATCAAAACCGTTGTGGTCTACAAGCTCGATCGGCTCTCGAGATCGCTCAAGGATGGTGTTGATACCCTTTGTTCGTGGTGCCAGGGTGGTATCAGGGTGGTTTCAACGTCTCAACAGATCGATTTTACTGGCGCAATGGGACAACTCGTCGCCGCAGTGTTATTCGCAGTTGCGCAGTTCGAAACTGAGACTCGAAGGGAGCGCCAAGCGGCTGGAATCGCCGTTGCGAAGGAAAAAGGCGTTTACCGAGGTCGCATTCGTGGCGCTACCAAGGCTGGCGTTAATCCAGCTCGCGCGGCTGAACTGCGAGCGATGGGTTTGAAACACGCGGAAGTAGCGAAAACCATGGGTATCAGCGTGAGTACCGCGTTCCGATATGCGCAAGATGCTAAACTCGAAGCAGCAGGCAGGTAAGAGCGCACCCCAGGCCCATATAAGGATGCAATCTCGCAAGGTGCCGGAAATCACGGTATTTTTTCCGTGATACTGACAAATAGGCTTACTTTGGCGAAGGTAAGGTGCGAGCAGCCTGCACTGCTTGGTCTCGGTTTTTGTTGCCGATCGGCAACAAATTCAGAACCGCCGTTCTCTTCGCCTGCGTCCACCTATCGGTCAGCCTGTTGCTCCTGTTCGACCCTTGAGGTTAAGAGCCCTTCCACGCCGCAGGGCGCTTCATTTGACTCAATCCCATGCACTTCGGCGGTCTTCCACAGATCGGACAACTTGCTCAAACGATTGCAGGCACAAGCGCCGATTGCTCGGCATTACACTCGTGCCATATATGTGCTCTCCCCCACTGTGGATTGAGGGAGAGCGGCTTTTCGACAAGCAGCCGAAAAAGGTTTGCAAGAAACGTCAAGGACGTTAAATGAAGATCTTCTCAGGTCTGCTTGTCGGTTGTGCTGAATCCACGCAGCACGCAATCATCTTATGGGGTTGGCTGTTGAATGTCGATCGGCCAGTGCTTGTTGTAAGCCTCCCACCAGAACGTCAAGTCTTGCGTCTCGTCGTCGTAGTACCGCGCAACAAACTCCGACTTGAACGCCGAATGCACGTTTTCGAACACGGTGCTCGTAACAATGACTTGTCCTGGGTAGTGTTTGTGGATCAGGTCGCACAATCGCCTGTAATTGGTCCCGCGGATCACGCCAGCCTCGATCAGAATCAGGTTGTCTTTGAAAATGAACGTTTTGCATGCCTGCAACGCCAAATGCTCAAAGCCCCAATTCCACGCTTGGTCGGGATACGGCACATCGACAGTGAACCCGTCGCAAACCTCGCCATCGTGGCTCAGGAAGTGGCGCAGGATCTGCCATGCAATGGACGAGTAGTCCGACGAAACAGCTACCAGCGTCGAATTTGACGCATTAAAGCCTGCATTCCGCAGCATGATGCCGAGCTTGTTGATCAATTCGTGCTCCTCAGCCTGCGAGCACTCCAGAACTTGCCTCATAAACCACCATTTTCGTGAAAAAGTCTCGAAACTACTGCAATCGCTGCAATACCATCTTGCCCACAAGCTCCGCAACTTGCGGAACTACGGCGTTCCCAAGTCCTCTAAGTCGGTCCACCCTAGCGGGAATCCCATGAGCCACTCGACGAATATCGGGCTCAATTGCCCAGTTGCTTGCGAGTCCTCGTCTAAAATCCTCTTGCGTATCGCCACCAATCCGCAAGAGTTCCCCGCTTCGTTGTAGCCGTTCTTGGCAGGGGATATGCTTGTTGGAGTCGGCCACAATCGAACCCAGTCCGCTAGGTTGATTCCGTAATCGTTGCCGCTTTTGCGGACTATTCGCCCCGCTTCGTTTAGCGTTCCGCTTGTGAGGTTGTCTGGCATAACTGTTTTCGGGGTTGGAATGTATGGCAATGACGAACACCCTGTCCCTGATATGCGGGGCACCAACGTAGGCAGCCGGTATGCAATGCCATTCAGCATCATACCCGATCTCGGCCAGCGTCCCGAGAACTCTGTCCAGCCCTCTAGTAAGCAACGCTGCCACGTTCTCCAAGACAACTGCTCTCGGTTGCAATTCTGAAACCAAGCGAATGGCCTCAAAGAACAATCCGCTTCGCTCTCCGTCAAGACCTGCCCCGAGTCCGGCATAGGAAATATCCTGGCAGGGAAAACCGCCTGCGATGACATCGACCCAATCAAGGTTTCGGGCTGAACACTCTCGGATATCTCTTTCGCGATGGACTGCCGGCCAATGCTTCGCGAGGACTTTTTGGGCATAATCGTTTATCTCCACTTGCCATTTGCATTCCATACCGCAACGCTCAAAGCCAAGATCGAACCCCCCAATGCCTGCGAATAGTGATCCAAAGGTTAGTTGCGTCATCTTTATTCTGGCTCAAACTTGTGCTCGTTGAGGTATCGCAGCACGTCTCGAGCGTGTGCCGCGCTTTCGTAAGCCGAGATAGTCTCGCTCTCGTAGGCATAGCGACCATCGCCGATGTCGCCGCCTTGCCAAACAACTGTCGCTTTCATGTGGCAGTCCTCCTGGCCGTTTTTTCGAGTCTCCTCGATCTCCAGCGTGGTAAGGTCTTCGTCCCAGTCGGTGATTGCATATTGCTCGCCATCGACTTCGAACGTGTAACTGACCGACTTCTTGTACGCTACTTCTTGCGCCATCGTTTGACATCCTCTCGAACATTCGGGTTGTAAAACGTCCAGGAGGGTCTACGCCACCCCCATGGACCGTCTGGGTCGTGACCAATGCGGAAATGATGCTCCCGGCAAAGCGTGATCAGATTGTCCATGTCCAGCTCCAATTCAGGGTGGTCCTTGAACGGCTTGATGTGGTGGACGTTCAAGTCCCACGACAGACCGCAAGCCTCGCAACGGGGGTGCAGCTCGACGAACTCGTTGCGGACAGCCTGCCACCTCCCCGAGCGTTCGCCGTAAGGAGTCATCGACTCGACCGACTCGACATGCTGCTCGATCGGCTCGTCCGGTATCGGACCTATCGCGTCGGAGAAAAAGTACGCAACGATACCAAGTAGGCAAACGCCGAGCAACGTAAAAAACGCCTCTGCCAAAGCTTTACGTTGGGTCATCTGTCGCCTCGATTCGGCATTGCTGCCATTGGCCGCTCAACTTTTGCTCTTGACTTACGCAAAGAAATGGAAAGCACCCATTGAGAATATAAACCAAAAAGCCGCTTCGCCATTGCTCTTCGTCTGAGTCTCGACACTCGCACGCGATCGGCTTGTTTGCTAGGTCGGCTAGCGTCGGCTCGCGGTATCGTTTTGGGGGGGAGCTCGTCACTTCGATCTTACGACAAGCCACCCAGTCATCGCGGTTTGCGTACTCGGCTTGCTTGGGCTTGATCGGAATCCAATTCTTCGCCGATAGCGACCAATAAAGATCGCTTGCCTGCCTTGGCTCATCCTTTGCCGATCCCAGCATTCGATAGTCGCTTGGCGGTTGCGTCTTCGATGGCTTAGGGGTTGGCTCGCTCGAACTATCCAGGATTTTTGGAGAGTTGGGTTCAGTCGCCAAAGATTGCCTGACCATCTCCACCATTTTCGAAAGCTGCGCCTCGGTTCGCATCGGTCGAATAAAGCCTGGGGTCGGATGCTCAAGTGTTGATCGCGGGACGGTTGCAGAAAAAAACGCCGCAGCAAACGCTGTCATAAACTCATCCGACAGCAAGACCTCGCGGATTGCTTGTTTCATGTCGGCTTGCGGGTCAGGTCGCTCGACTAGCTCAAAATTATCGCCATGCGATATGACTCGTCTGCGTTCGCATTCAGACGTACACTCTAAGCAATCGCTGTCGATCGATCGAACTATCAGCCTTAACCTTTCCGGACTGTCAGTCTTTAATCGCACCACGTTGCCAATCTTAAATTTCTTCATCGCTTCTCCTTTTCGGCTTGGATTTTCTTCTGCGCAACACAAATGACGCACGGCGATAACGCAACAGTGTTGCCGCACGCACACAAATAGCTTGGAACTCGACGAAACTTTACGCCTATCGTCGCTGGAGCGGCTTTTTCTCGACACTCAGGACATCGCTTCGAGTGACCGTGCGTCATCTGGTACTTGCAGCCGCAATCGGAGCATTTGCTGTAAACGGCAGCCTTGCGTTTGGGTTTTATTCGCTGGGTCGGTTTCATCGCAAATCTCCTGCTGTAAAACGGGTAGGGTGTATACTGTGCAGCTCGGACTATGAATGCCTTACGCCATTACGGGAACCGCGTTACCGATTCTTACCAGCCAACCAGCAACTCCTTGTACAAGTCCGTCACTGATCCACACTCTCCTACCCAAAAGGATCGGGCAGGGTTTTCGCCTGCGATGCTTGCCAACTATTTCGCTTCGGGTGTTCAATCCGGTTGACTACACAAGCAACTCGTTAAGCCGCCGATCCTCGCCGTCTCTCCGGCTGCCCTGGGTTTTGTCATTGCCTTTCGGCTGCGCTGGACCCAAAACCAGCAAAAGGATCGTGCAGGTTTCGATCCTGCCGTGCTCTGTAACGGTCCTAGAAACCGCTTCCTCCGGCTTTCCAGTGTGACGCGACACACCGCCGATCCAGTTGCGGGTCTAGGAATCGCACCTAGCACTCGGAGCTTATGAGACTCCGATGGGCGCTAGCCCACCCGCAATAAAAAGGATCGTGCAGATTTTCACCTGCTAATCGACTTGCCTACATTCCGGCGCTTGTGGCTCCGTAGAGCCCTGCAACACCGTGCTGTAGATCGCACCGACCCGATCCTCGCAACTTAGGCAGTTGCCGCCCGATGAGGTTTAGAGGTCACATCGTTTACTCACCTCAATGCCGGGTACGTTATCCGGCGTGCTGTCCGTAAGCACCGTACACCCTCAGCAGCCGATCCTCTCCCCCCGACTGCCGAGCATGGATCAACCGCGTCTTCGACAACGCAGGATAGGTCTTCGCAAGACGCGAGTCGCACTGGCAACCGTCGATCGCACAGGTTGAGCCTCGCTGACGACTTGCACAGCTCGCACAGGCAACGTCACTACCGACACCGCGGCAGAAGCCACGCGAGCCGCACACTGACCTCCGAGGCAGTCCTGAGCCGACGCTGGCAACGTTGCCACCAACAGAGCCACAACCAACATGATTGCCGACCTGATGCTTTTCATAATCAAATCCTCCTGAAACATGGAAACCGAAACCTCAACTAAAAACGACATGATAGCACATTGACCCGTCAACGCAAGAGCAGGTCGGGGAAATTACGACGGCGGGACGTAGTTTGTGTCCAGCGGGATTTGTTCGCCTTCGGGTACTAAAGGGAAGTCTTCGTGTTCAAAATACGCTTCAAAGCCTATTTCCGCAGAACCCGAGACGTTTTTGAGCGTCATGCCACGCGGGTATCCGTACCGCACAGCAAACGCTTTTGTTCCGTTTTTTTCCAAAAATTGCACCATCGAAGCACTGACTCGAAAACGCTTGATACGGGTAGCACCTCCGCTGCGAATAGATTTAGGCATTCCCAAACCTATCTTGCGTAGCTTTTGGGAGATGAAAGGCTCGGCTAAGTACATATCAAGCTCGAACTTGATCCAATCACCGGCCATCAATCACCTCCTTGCACTTCGGACAGTAGACGCGATCCATGCCGTCAGCACTAATAGCAGGAGCCTTACCTAGCGTCGATGCAACAAAGTAGGTCACGCAGCACGCTGGATACCGATGCAGCGCACCAAACAACGCATGGAACGTCGCCGCCGCTAGCCTCTGGGTGAATTCATCTCGCTTTGATACCTCGACAAATACCTCAGTCCTAAATTTCAAAATCGCGTCAAGCGTTTCTCGGTTCATGCTTCTGCAACTCCTTTAACGTGGTTTTTTCGTTCAATCTCTAGGTATCGCAACAGCGCATTGCGAACAAGCAGCATGTTGCGAACAAGCAGCATGAACTGTTCATCGCTCGCTTCGCAAACGCCAAACAAAGCGCCGCCTATGTTCTTTACCGTGTAGCGGATGAACTGAGGTCTTTCAGCCCGATCGGTTAGTCCTACGTATTTGCAAGGGTCAAGTTCTGGCTCCGCTGGAACCTCAAACCAAAAGTACGGCTTGCTGACCGTAATGCGAGTTCCGCGTCTCGGACCATCGAGAAAATACAGTTCGTACTTCTGGTCGCTCATGGCTTCACCTCCTTGGCTACGATTACTTTTTGCAGCCAGTTGCAATTTCGAAGTTCCTCGCCGTTGAGTTTCGCCGCATGGTCCACCACGACACCTGAAAGCCTTCGACCGCGAAACATTTCAATTCCACCGTCGTTGAGACAGTCAATCCCGTAAATTTCAAGATCGCTGCGGTTGGCACTTACAGCCAAACGAGTCGCTTCGAGAAATTCCGTGTTTCGCCAAATATAGACAGCGTTTTGCGGTGCTTGTTGCATTTGCTTGACCGACTCGTGTTCGTCGATGGCGTAAGCGCAGATCCCCTCCATAGCTTTTATTTTCGCAAGCCTAGATTGCAACTTGCTCAACTCTGCTTCCACCCTAGCGATATCTCCTAGCGTCATGCGCTTAGCGTACTGGATTGCTTCCAGTTTATCCTCAAACACGATGTAGCTTTCCTTGGTGAAGCGATCGACTTCGATCTCCTCGACAGGATGATCGTATTCAGCCGCGTGCCTCGTTCGTACCTTGTATGCCTTCATCGTCTTAAGTCTCTCTAGCCGCCGTGTTTTTCGAGTATAGTCGCTTCATGTTGCCACCTGCGCCTTCAGCTTGCAAACGGCTTCCTTCAGGACACCAGCGAGGGTTTCCAGTCCGTTGAGGGATTCGATCAACTCTGGTGTCTCGCAACGCTGCAAACACAAGGTCTTTTCCGTCCCGTCAACAGTCAACACCCTGCAAAATCGAAACACAAACAAGTCTGGATTGCCTTGCTTCAAAAACTCGCTTGGTATCTTGATGGTCGCATCGATCCCCTCGCAATGCGTCTGGGTGAACGTCTTCCACCACGCCAAAAACTCAGACAGTTTCATGTGTTGTCGTCCCATGCAATTCTTCGCGATAGCAAGAACCTCGGCAACTGTCCTTTTTGCACCCACGGTAGCTGTGCGGCTCGCACAAAAAGCCAAGATTCTCCGCAGTCAAAATCGCGTGCCGACCGCTTTGGCAGTTCGCCCCGTCGTCTACCGTCACTCGAATCTCGTCGCCTTTCGGCTTTGGCGTGCCGTCAGAACCACCCATGATCACCTCCCGTATTGGAAACGTTACCACCCCACCAACGCAATTGTACCGCGATGGACCCAGAAACGCAATGACTAGATGGGTTTTTATCGAAGCAAATCCAACCGTCCCTTGCCGAGGATCTCTTTGACGGTCGCCTCTTTGCCGCTTCGGTGGTCCTTAACCAAGCCGCGAGAAAAGTTGTAGGTGCGGACGATGATATGGTCGTGGATCGCTACGTCGCGTCGATCCTTGCGGACCTTTGCCTGTGCGTCGGCTTTGGCCTGGGCGATCCGCTTGTCCAGTTCCGCAAGAGCCATGCGGTAGGACGCTTCGCGTGTCCGGCAGTCGGCGTAAGCTGAAAGACCAGTCGCGTGATCGTGGATCCGACAAGCCGACTCGATCTTGTTGCGGTTCTGTCCACCTGGACCAGTTCCTCGCATGTACTCGATGGTCCGTCCGTTTTTGATTGATTTGGTCATAGCTATCGCCTTCTTGTGGCTTCTGCGCAAAAAACAACTACCAAGCCATCGCCTCGAGAATCGTCTGGCGCATCTTCGCTCTCGTGATCCGCATCGTCGTGGCTCGAGCCTCTTCCAGACTTGCGCATTGCCAATCGTCGAGCGTGTACAACGCCTTGACCGCCTGAGCCGCATCTTCAGCACGACCAAACGTCATTTCGCCGTAATACGCTCGCATTCTTCCAAAGTCCCACGCAATACGCCACCCAGGATCGCGACCACTTTCGCCCCAAGTCAACGAGCCTGGATCCTCGTCGAACGGCTTTTTTACGTCGTCGTAAACCGCTACCCAGCGACCAATCTCTGACATCGTGGCAATCTCCAGTCGCAAAAAGGTAGGTGCTTACAGGTCGATCTCAGGCTCGGCAGGCTGCGGACTGAGCTCCGATCGAATGACAGACAAGCAATGGCTGATCCCTGCTACCAATCCACGGTGGCGTGTGTCGCGGTGTTTATCAAGCGTCCTTTCAAGCTCACCGAGGATCTTGGCTACCTGTGCTGCGGTCAAACCGCCGTCCGGCTTGGCCCCCGATGATTTCGCATCGAAGATCTCAACTTTGTCGACAAGTTGGCTCGGGTCGTGGACGATCGGAACCGACTTCCACTCAGTCCAGCCTCGTTGAACACAGAATCCTCGGGACTGCAACTGCATGTACCCATGATCATCAGCCACCATTCGTAAATCGATCATCGCAAACCTCCAATCGCATCGGACAAACACCACCACACGTCACCGCCGTAAGTATACTCGCATGGACCCGATGACGCAAGTGTTATTCAAACGGGAGCATGCCGCTGGTTTTGCCGACTACGTGAGCAATACGAGCCTTCGCAATTTCCAGATACTCAGCCTCTTGCTCGATGCCGATAAAGCGAAAACCCTCGAGCATTGCAGCCTTGCCAGTCGAACCAGACCCCATGAACGGATCGAGTATCAAACCGCCAGGAGGAGTGACGAGCCTGCATAGGTATCGCATAAGCTCGGTCGGCTTTACAGTGGGGTGATGGTTCAAGGCGAGCCTTGCTTTGTTAAACGCCCCGCCTTCGCATTCGACAACATTGCCTCGCTTTGCCTCGGCTTGCGCTTGGCACGAACGAGCAGAAATTTTTCTATCTAACTTCTCGCACCCCTCGTTCCGATCCTTCTTGCTCGCCTTTGCGCAATAGAAGAATCGAGCTGCTGAACCTGAATCTCTATAGTCACACGTTTCCTGATCGTTGCCTTGTCCATAGCTAGTTGCCGTGTGATTAGCACCTCTCTTGGGGTTATTGGGATTCCCGTTTGCCCTAGCACTGTTGGACTCGGGAAACAACGCCGTTACTTCGCCGCTGCCGTCATGGATGAAGTTGGCAGGCCATCGGCCCAGAGCCTCTGCTTTGGCTACCGATTGGCGTGATCGCTCGGCATTTGCTGCAACCGCCTCTGGGTCGCTCATCCACGGGCGCTCCCATCCACCTGTCATTTGCTGCCCAGCGGTTGCATGACCGCCACTCAGTTTGTCGTTCGTCCCCACCCTGCACCCATCCACGTTGATAGCCCCGGTCCCATGCTTGAGCACGTTCGCTGCTACCGTGTCAGCAAACGGTTTGCGAGCCAGCGTAATAGGCTCCAGTGCGGGTTTCAAGGCGGTTCCCCAGCCGGCCCATTGCCCAGCTTCGGGGGTTGCGGGAGCGGTCAACTGCTTCCATTTCGCGGATTCAATCGATTCGCTCCCCACAAGTTCGGTACCTCCACGCGCCGCACGGCATCCACCGCGCACAAATTCGCCGGTACCAGCACGCTCCGCCCCCGCCGCCTTGTCGATCGCCTTCGATACATCCATCGACTTAGGGAATCCGCTTCCGTACACCCAGGCAATCATATCGCGTATCTCGAAGCCTGCAAATCGAATAGACATAGCCATCCAGTCCTGCGTTCGAGTCCCGGCAAACGCTAGTAAATGCCCACCGGGTTTGAGCACCCTAAAAACCTCCTTCCAGATGATAGGCTGCGGGACAAACGCATCCCATTTCTTGCCCATGAAACCGCTCCCTTCAACTTCAAAATAACCTTGCGACACCCAAGCCGCCATAACCTTAACAGGGTCCGGCGCCTTTCCTAGCCCATAAGGCGGATCCGTAACAATCGCATCGACCGAGCAATCCGCAAGGGTCTTGAGTACGTCGAAGCAATCGCCGTGGTGTAATTCATATCGCATTTCAGTCCTGCTTTCCCTTGCTCCACTCAACCCCAATTCTTGCCGCTCGCATCACCAACTCCTCGTTGGCTCCTTTGGCAAGGTAATCCATCACCGCGCAAATCAAATACTGCTCCGCATCCTCCAGCTTCTCACCAGCCTTGAGACCCTTCGGATCGTGATCCATCATCCCGCTAAGACGATAGCGGTTCAATCGCCGCTCAGGAACCCTGTCAGCGTAAATCTGATACCAACGTCGCTTTACCTCAACACCACTGTCCATGAACCCACCTATTGAAACAAAAGTCCGCTGGATTGCTTTACTGCTGCATCAATTCTGGTTTCAGCCAGCTTGATGTACGCAGCGTTTAACTCAATGCCGACGTACCTTCTGCCGTTGAGGATAGCAACCTCGCCTGTTGTTCCGCTGCCGTTGAAGGGATCGAGAACCACACCGCCCTTTCGAGAGCCGGCCAGAACGCAAGGCTCGATCAACGCAGGCGGAAATGTGGCAAAGTGAGCACCCTTGTACGGCTTGGTTGTAATCGTCCAGACCGAACGGCGATTGCGTGTAGCTTTCACCAAGTATGACGGCGCGTCGCTTCGCTCGTTTCCTGTAGGCTGCTCGCTTCGACCAACTTTTTTCTTGCCGTTAAAATTGCCTGTTTTTCCCGCGTACACTGATGGCTCCTGCATAGCCTCGCTGTCGAAGTAGTACCTTGCCGACTTGCTCAGCAAAAAAACGTACTCATGCGCCTTGGTACAGCGATCCGTAACGCTCTCGGGCATCGGGTTTGGCTTGTGCCAAATGATGTCCTGCCGCAGATACCAGCCATCAGCGCGTAGGGCGAAGGCCAGCATCCACGGAATGCCAATCAAGTCTTTTGGTTTTATGTCGCCATATTCCTCTGTCGGTATTCGCCAAAAAAAGTTCGTCCCACCACCCTTCCCCCAGCGAATCTTTGTGCGAATGGGAGGCATCTCCTGTTTAGCACCAACGCCGGGGCTTTCTTTCTTTCCGCTTCGCTGCATGGACGCATAGCTATCCCCAATGTTTAGCCACAGCGTTCCGTCGTCTTTCAAAAGCCGCTTGACTTCGCGGAATACCTCGACCATTCGAGCAACGTATTCCTCCGGCGTAGACTCAAGCCCTATTTGTCCGTCCACTCCGTAATCGCGCAAACCAAAATACGGAGGCGACGTTACGCAACAATCAACCGTCCCTGGCTCCATCGATCGAAGCACAGGCAGACAATCACCGCAATGCAATGTGTAAGGTTTCATGCCAACAGTCTACTCGCATAGACCCGATGACGCAAGTGCTTTTATAAACGCGGGAGACGGGGATACCGCTACCGTCTCGTGCGGACGGGTGGGGGGTCCGGGTCGTTTTCCGTTGGTCCGCATCGTCTCGCGTCGTTTCGGTCGTCGTGCGGTCCGCATCCACCACCGCGCGGAAAAACGGATACCATGGTATCCAAAACGTGTCAAATAGGGTCGTTCGTTTCGATCACCACGAAACACAGGGAAAACACCCTGAAATCCAGCAAGAAACAACGCTTCAGCAAGGCTATACCCGTGGCAACGTGCCATTGTGGCATCCATCAGCGATCCGGCAGCATTTCAGCCAACAACGACCTGATCTCATCGATTGCCATCCGTTCGCGTCGCACCATATCGCGCTCGTCTTCCACATGCGCAGAAGCTTTAGCCGCGACATCCACGAACTTTGCGTAAGCTCGGATCGACGTTTCCAGCCACCCCAACGCCGCCCAAGATGGCGCGGGACTCATCGCCTTGCGCAAATCGACGATTGCGCGGTCCCCGAGGTCACGGACCACCGACAGCCGGTTCGCTTGCACCCACTGGATTTCTTGCGCTAACGTTGCGTTCTGCGGCAGCGTCGGCCACTCCGATGGAACGTCGGACAGGCCGGTGACGGCGGCCTCGTCTCGCGTGCGCGCCTGGATGGCTCCCGTTACGTCGTTTCGCGCGGTCGGGTAGTCGACGCCCCCTGCCTCTTCTCGCGATTCTTCCCCCGATGGTTCCGCAGGCTGGATTGGCGGGAACATCTCCACCAGTTTCGCGTAAACCATCTGTTGAGCTTCGCGCTTCTCGACGCCGCTTCGCCTAGCCTCGCGCATTAGATCGTCGCGGATTGGCTCGGCTTCGCTCCATCTACCCTCGCGCCTCAATCGCGTCACAACGTCCAAGATATCCACTTCGCGTTACCCTCAAGACACAAGGATTCCTATGGTTCCGCAGCTTGTTTATCGACGCCGCAACCGATCCGAAGATCCCGACTAGCCATTGGCTACCCCTCGCGTCTATTCGGCAGTGTAGGCTTTCGCCTGCTCACCGACAGATTGACTCCACTCCGGTGGAATCGCTCGGCGATCCCTTGGACTGTGCTTTCGCCTTAGTCGCTCGGTGGGACCGCATACCGTTCGATTTGCTTCCAAGATACCACTCCGAGCATCCCCGTCAACTATTTTGGAAAAAACTAGATTCTTTTTTTATTTGAGGTGGACCCTAGTTGACATTGTGCCGTATGGTACTTAGGATCATATCGGGCGGCACGTTGCCACCCACACAACCCCGCGCCAGTGAGACGGCGCACATTTTGGAGATGATGACGATGAGCGATTCTAAGCTATTTGCAAGCGATCCAAGGGACTTTGCGCTAGAGTTGGTTGAGAACGGATTGGTAACCGCCGCCCATTTGCTACTTTGCGCCCTCAAGTACATGAGCACCGACGACGTTCGAGACATGCTTGACGCTAACGAGCTGTCCCCCCGATTCGACGAGGACGAAGAGGATAGCGAAGCCGACGAAGACGAGTTGGAAGCCTGGATTGCCCAGTTCGACAGCGACGAGTACGACGTAGAAGCGATGAAAACCGACATCGCTACAAATAACCTGCAAATCGGTCGTGACGATCACACCGACAAGTACCGACACGAAAACATCATTGCTGAATCGATCACCAACGGAAACTTCACCCAAGCCAAAGAGCAATGCACCCGTTACGGCTACGACTACGACGAGATGCGTAGAATCTACGGCTAATCCGCTGCCAGTGCTCACCCGAGGGGACCGCCCGAGTCCCCGAGGGCCTGCACTGTTCGCAGGGTTCACAATCACTAGGAGATTTTGACGATGAAGCTCAAACACGGCCAAAAGGCGATTTTCTACACTCCCTCAGACTACTCGACGTACAACTACCACGAGCAGTACATCCATCCGACGATCTACATC